CTATAGCTTATATCTCAAACTAATGTACGTCGGCATGAGCCGCGCTTCAAATAAGGTGGTAACAAACTAATGAACACTTTTCAATTAAACATATTAGAGCGCGCAGCGGCTAGATATGAGAAACTCAGCTCCTGGGAGTTAGACTTCGTTGAATCTTTGCTCGAAAGGGCGGACTTTGAAGAAGACTTAGAGCTCACAGATAAGCAAAATGCTATTATTAATAAATTGGCCTCAAAAATTTAATAAAACGTTTTAATTATCATAAAATTGTGTTATAATAAATTATTCAATAATACGTTGAATCTGTGGTAGGCAGTTCCTACTCAACTATAAAAGGTAATATCAATGGCAACATTAAAGACAGTAACTCCAAAAGGTGAGCTAGCGTGGGTAACCATCACTGGCGAAGGCAAAGAGAATATGTCCGGCAAAATGCAATATAAAGTCGACTTAATCTTGGACCCTCAGAATGTACCTGAGCACAAAGCATACATCGATAAGATTGATGCTTTCTGGGAAGACAACAAGCCTGAAGGATTTAAAAAGAAAGCTAAGTCAAAAGGTTACTACTTATGCACTAAGCTTCTTGACAAAGATGGCAATCCTCAGAAAGACGATGAGGACGCTTTCATCTATGACCCTAAGGGCAAAATCTCAGTCAGCTTCAAGACTGGTACAACGTTCCCTGATGGCTCTCCCAAAGTTATCAAAGTACGTAACGCTAAAGGTAAGATTGTCAACCTTGGTGAAACGCAAATTGGTAACGGTTCACTAGGCTATGTGGCCGGTGCGATGGGCACTTATCAGCAGAATAAAGGCAACGTTGTCTTATCTGCAGGTGTAACACTGTACCTGGACGAGCTCAAGCTAACCAAGCTTGTTGAGTTCTCTCAAGACGCTTTTGCAGGTCATGAGAGTGATGACGAAGATGGTTGGACTGGTGAAGATGAAGACGCATTCGTAGGTAATGACGAAGCTAAACCCCGTCTGTAGGTGGTAACGGCCAGGGACGGCCACTTTTAGGAGAATCAAAATGATAGGCGTACAATTTCAAGGGTGGTCAGACAAAGTCTACCACTACAAGACTGCAGGCATAGACTTCAAAGTAGGTGACCTAGCGGTTATTAAAGACACTCGCAACCAGCTACAAGTTGTTGCAGTTACTCATATCAACGCAAAAAGCAAAGCTAAAGGCGTGGAGTTCAAAGACGTCATCGGCAAGGTGGAACTAGCATGACCGTCCCATACGTCACCTGCAGGCTAGAAGACCTGGTGCTATACAAGCATAAGCCGGTCTTCTTCGATACTGAGACCATTGGCTTCTACGGTAAAGTCCGGCTTGCTCAGTTCTTCCAGGAAGGTCATAGTGACGTCCAGCTGGTTGAATGGCCTAATGAGTTAGCTATGGCTGCGTTGTTAAAAGACTATCACTTAGTTATGCACAACGCTCATTATGACATCACGACTATCCAAGAGCAAACTAATACACGTTGGACTCCAAGAGAGTATGACTGCACGTTATTATTATCCAGGCTAGCGCATCCTACTCAAGATAAATTTGACCTGGAGTCTGTGTTGGAGCGATGCTTAGGGTTCGATCCGTACAAGAAGCAGCACCTGGATAAGAAGACATTGCAGAAGTCAAACTGGAGTGCAGCTAAGCTAACAGATGCACAATTAGCTTATGCCGCCACTGACGTCTATCACATGCCCACAATGTTTAACATGATTAACAGTTGTAAAGAAGAGTTCTCTTACAAGCTAGACATATTAACGCTGGGTTACTGCTTAGACTTTCAGTGGAATGGCATGCCGATAGACCACGATAGGATTGCAACTCACATGGAGGAGAATAACGCTCGTATCGAAGAGATTGCGCTTCCCATTAATTGCAACTCCTGGCAGCAAGTTAGACCTTATATCGGGTCTGAAGATTCTGCGGCTCTTGGACTGGCAAGGCTGACTCTAGAGGGCAACGTTAAAGCTGCTGCAGTTAATGAGACTCGCAAGCTGATTAAGCAGAATAGTTTCTTAACTAAGTACGACAACATGTACGAGCTGCTAGGCAAGTTCATGCCACACGCCAGGTCAGGCAGATTGACAGCCAGAGATGAGAACAAGCAGCAGATACCCAGGAAGCTAAAAGACTGCTTTACTGGCGGTGATGGCGGTTACCTGGTGTACTCTGACTACGCCCAGCTTGAGCTTCGCACTATAGCTTGCATTACTGATTGTAAGCTGATGGTAAAGATGTTCAAAGAAGGAGTGGACATCCACAACTTCACCACAGAAATGATATTCGGCAAAGGGTGGACTAAGCAACAACGGCAATTAACTAAGACAGCAAACTTCAACTTCTTATATGGTGGAGGCATTAATATGTTCATTAATATACTGATACTCCAGGCCGGAGTGTGGCTTGAAGAGCGTGAGGCATATTCGCTGAGGAAGAAGTGGCGGAACCTGTGGGTTGAAATATACCACTGGCAACAGAAAGGAGCGNATGCCTGGAAGAAGGGCAAGCTCTGGTCGACACCGCTCGGTCGGCAGTACATCGGCAAGATGATGACAGACCACCTCAACATACAGAACCAAGGGGCTGGTGCAGAAGTAGCGAAGTTAGCACTACACTACATGATGCCCAAGCTCAAAGCCCTAGGTAACTGTAAGCTAGTNAACTTTATTCATGACAGCTTTATAGTTCACAGNCCNGACCTGGAGACNGCTAAAGCAGCAGGACAGATTGTCGCTGATGCGATGCAAGAGGCCTGGGTTGAGATGAGCAACTTATTCTTAGTTAAGGACATGCCCATGCCAGTTAATGTCAGGGTAGGAACTAACTGGGGTGATATTGAGAACGACGACTTTATATGGGAGTTAGAACAATAATGCAAACATTCGAGAAAGACTATGCTGTTATGCTAGACAGTATCTTATTCGCTGGCGAAGAGCGGCAGACCAGGAACGGCTTAACTAAGTCGCTCTTCGGTAGAACACTGCACGTCAATATGACCAACGGCTACTTCCCACTAATACAAGGTCGCAAGATGTATTATAAGGGTGTGCTTGGTGAGTTCGCTGCAATGGGTAGTGGCCCTAAGCGCTTGGAAGACTTTGAGCAGTGGGGATGTAACTACTGGAAGAAGTGGGCGAAGCCCGATGGCAGCATTAATGTTGACTATGGCAATGCCTGGATAGCTTACGGTCAGCTGGATAGACTGAGACATGCGCTAGCACATAACCCGACAGACCGTCGCATGCTTATTAATGGCTGGCGTGCGGATAAGCTGGAAGAGTTAGACTTGCCCTGCTGTCACTATAGTTATCAGTTCTACGTCACCAGAGGCAAGTATCTGGACATGATATGGAACCAGCGCTCTGTTGACATGATGATAGGCTTACCGGCTGATATTATCTTAGCTGCGGCTTGGGTAGCAGTATTAGCTAATGAGGTTGGTCTTAAGCCTGGCAACATCAACATGAACTTAGGTGACTGTCATATTTACGCAGAGCACTTTGAGCAAGCTAAAGAGTACATAGGCAGAGTGAAGCATACAACGCTTGAGCCTACGACGTTTCAGCTAAATACGCCATCTGGCATGCCAATGACCATGATGACGCCTGACTGGTTCGAAATGACCAACTACCAACACCTACAACCAATGAAACTGGAGTTAAAAGCATGATAGACATTTATAACAAAGTAGCAAAGTGGAATGAGCTTCGCTTTAAAAGAGAGTATAATGAAGTGGACAGGTTCAACTTGCTGCTTGAAGAGTATGCAGAATGGGCGAGCTCAGAAGACCAGGTTAATGATGCGAAAGAGCTGCTAGACATAATTATAGTAGCACTTGGTGGTATCTGGGCGCTAGACGTAGACGGTGGTGACGAGGAACATGAAGCGGCATTAGAGTATGTAAACCACGTAATAGACCAACAAGTACTAATGCCTGGTTTTACAATTAGTGCGTTATTACAACAGTCTATTACGGTTGAGATGAACCCATTGCTTCTTATGCACTGTATCATCGGCTTATCTTTAGCGCAGTTACAAATGTGTGGCTTAGCAGATAGTGATGCTATGAAAGCCCTTAACATCGTCTGCAATAGCAATGCAAGTAAAGAAATAGATGGTAACTTAAAACCTGGTAAGGGCGCTAACTTCGTACCTGCCGAACCTAAACTAAGACAACTAATGGAGAAAATCGGATGTCTATCGAAAATACACTAAAAGAAAGAAGTCGCTATGGCTCATTTGACACTCATGCGACACTAAGTCAAAAGCTAAAGCGAACTATGAGAATTCACTCTGCCGAGGACGACTTGCCATGGACTAACTTAGCTCCAGATATGAAAGAAGCTTTAGAGATGATTCAGCATAAGATTGCTCGTATTCTTAATGGTGACCCTAACTACGTTGATAACTGGCATGACATCCAGGGCTATGCTAAGCTAATTGAGGACCGACTAAATACGGTGCAAGAACCTGTACATAGTCCTTCAACGCCTACCACGCTTGGCCCTTTCGCGCCTACGGTTGAGCAACGTTGTCTGAGAGACTTACATGGTGAAAACTCAGTGACTGGTATAGCTTGTGCGTGTCCAAAGTGCACATCGAGATGACATCTCTTTCTAAGTGGGATAAACGGTTCGTCCAGTTAGCTTATCAAGTGGCTAGCTGGAGTAAGGACCCTGAGCGCCAGGTCGGCTGTGTTCTGGTTGAGCCTGGCTTCCACGAGTTCGCTATGGGCTATAACGGTTTTCCANACGGCGTTAAGGACACACCGATTCGGCTAACTAATCCTGATGTTAAGAACTCAATGACAGTACACGCTGAACTAAATGCTATTCTTAACCGACGAGGCGATGTCACTGGCTGGGCTGCTTATGTGACTGCACCACCTTGTGTTGACTGCTGCAAAGC